GCCACTCCGGATCATCGTCCTTACCGAAGTCGGGAAGGTCGAAGCCGACGCTTGCAAGCGTCTCGTCCATGAAGGAAAGCGCCTGGGCGATTTCAGACAGATCGCCGGGAAGCGGCTTATCGGCGGGCCAATCCGCGATTTCCTGTATCTGCGCGGCGAATGACGCCCGATGCACGGGCGTCAGGTCCGGCGCGGACTTGAGCGCCTTCCGCTTATTCTCGCGCTGCCGCGCCTTTCGTTCGGCTTCCGAAAGAGCCATCCCAGTTCCCCTCAAATCGTGACTGGGACCGTATATGTCCCGACTGAGGCTTTTATGGGGCATTCGACTAGGCCGGTCGAACCCCAAGCTCGGCGATCCGCGCATCAATGGCGTCATTCAAGACCGACGCCGGCCACACGTCGCCATGCTCGGCGAGCGCCAGCTTGATTTCATCCGGGCCAATCGCGCCCGTGACCGCGCAGGGCTCGGCGCGCACCACAGCGGCGGCGATGCGGTCGAATAGATCGGCTTCGGCGTAGTCAGCGCCCCGGAAGCGGCAGACGGGCGGCAGGCGTTCGGACATGTAAGATTTTCCCGGCGCAGGATCGCGCATGGGAAGAATCGCATCTTTTTATTTCAATGTCTTAGTAAGTCAGTTCTGACTTATCGCGACGCTCATGCGGTTCTTGATATTGCAAACCAGCTCCCGATATCTGAAAGGGCGAGCCTGTTGCGGCAGGAAAGTAAGGACGGAAGCCTCGCCACGCATGAAGATGCGATTTCTGCCGTGTTTAATAACACTTGGAGAGTTCCCATCATGGGATCAGACAGTGACAGGAAGCGACGGCAGGCCCACGAGGCCGAAATGCGGGGCCTCAACGGGGAAAATTGTGCCCGCAATCCTTGGAGCCTATGGGGCTATGCCGAACCTCACGAAGAAGCCGCGTTTGAGCGCGGAAGAGCCGCTCGCGCGCGGATCAAAGAGGAGAACGAGCGCGAGGCGGCGCGCGAGGAACTGCGTGAGAGACTTCGTAACGAACGAAGGCGCTAGCTCTGCGCGACGAAAATCCAAAATGAAGGCCGATACATTCCGGAGCGCGTCGTGAATCGTCTCATTCCGGAGCATGTCGGAAAATGACGTTTTTGTAAGATGGGAACTCTAGGGGGTCCCCAAAACTGTCACCATTCCCATTATATATAGATACTCCGTAGGATGTATTACGTAGGTAATGGCAGCGGTGACAGTTTTGGGGACCCCTTCCGGAATGAAACCCCGCCCCGGTTCCAACTGAAACCCCTCGGATCAAATTCATCCCCGGTCCCCGTCAATCTCGAATGTGAAAATCCCGTGGAAGGGACCTCCCGGCATTTCAAGCTCGCGGACCCTCGCAAGCATGTTCTTCGTCGCCCGCTCGCCCTCGCCGCGTCCCGCCGATCGCAGACGGTCGCCGAACGTGCGCCATCCGACAGGTCGCGGCGGCTTCCCATTCGGAACATGAATCTCGCGGCGCATTTTGACGTATAACATCCAAGCAGCCAGAACGGCCCGCTGGCGACTCTCAAGCGCTTTGCGCTGCCTACCCTGTTCGGCGATCCATGACGCCAGCCTGCGAGCGCCTAATGCGATCCTGTCGCGGTCCTGATTTGTGAACTCGCCGCGCGCCGCACGTCGCGCATATTTTCTCGCTCGATGATCGCGCTGATTTAGCCGTTTGCGCAAATCCTCGGAATGCCAGCCGCGCCCGGCCGCTCTTTCCGATGCGATGAAATCATTCACGCGGGCAGCGCGTTCGCGGTTCCGAATCTGCACAACGCACATGTGGTCGTAAGACCACTTCATTCTCTCCGCGCGAAATTGCTCGTCGCGTTGTCGCCACGCTGCTATGTGCGCGCGAACCTTCGCCGGATCAACTTTTCTTTCAACGTCGTCGCAATTTTCACGACGCGCGGCTTCGCCGCTGCTATAATGTTCGGACACTTGGTTATTCCTTCTGGCCGGCGTTACCAGCGCCGGCCTTTTCTTTTGCCTTTCGTTCTTTCTCTGTGCGGACGCATCGGCGTGAAACCGAGCGACCTATCATTATAGCGAGCGCCGAGCCCTAAGACGGAAGAATCTGCCGCCGATCATCCATAGCGCGTCGAAAGCACATTTCCGGGCCGCATCTGGCGCATAAGCTCATCAACAACCGTCGTGCGAATGACGCCCTCAAGCTGTTGCGACGTGCGCCGCGCAAGGTCTTGGTTCTGTTCCGGCGTTCCGCCCGTCGCATGAACGGTCGCGTTTACAGTCGGCGAAACCGTGATCTGCGAACCGCCGATCGGCGTCGGCCTAAATGCGGGCATGGAAACGGGCGTAACCAAACCGCCATCGGCGAAGCGCGGGACGCGACCGCCATTGATCGCCCGTAGCAAGTCCAAATGTTTCGCGGTCGATTTCGCGTTTACAACGAACTCGCCGTGCGACAAGCGCGCGGGAATCGAATCCGAGCGCGACGTTCCTGGCCCCGACACAAAGCCGCCATCGGCGAATTTCAATCCGCCGAACAGCCAACCCATAAAACCGCCGATACCGCCGTTCGAAGTCGTGCCGGTCCCGAACAGTCCGGCAAGCGGACCTTGGCCCAAGATCATCGCTTTCAACGCGGCGTCTACAAGGCTGTCCGCAAGTCGCCGAACGGCCTTCATCAGCCCATCAAGGCCGCTCGTCGCGCCCTTCGCGAAATCCATGATGGAATTTCCAATGAACCCCTGAAGCTCCTGCATTTGGTTCTGTGCAAGCCGCGCGTCGGCGAGCTTCGTTGCAGCGGTCGCATAGGCGTTAGAAAGCTCATTCACCTTCGACGTTAGTTCGGGCGTGACCTTCAAGCCCGCTTCCTTCGCTGCGTCCAACAACCGGAACTGCGCTTCGGCCTTCGCCGCTTCGAACGTCGTCTTGCCGATCGCCTCCGCTTCCGCGCCGAGATTGCGAATGCGCTTCGTCATTCCCCTTTCTTCGCGGTCGAAGGCGTCGAGCTTCTCGCTTCCCTTGTCGCCGCCATCATCCTTGGTCGGGACAACCGTGCGCTTACTACCCGGAGCGCCGCGCGCATCAACGCCGGCAAGCGCGCCGAATGGCCCCTTCGGATCGTATGGGGCGACGCCGGACGGCTTCTCAGGGGCTTTCATAAGTTCGCCAAGCGTCTTTTTCGCTTCCGACTTTGCGTCGGCGACGGAATCCTTCAGGCGCTTTTCAGCTTCCGAGATAAACGCATCATAGTTCGCCCGCTTGAACTCGGACGTTGTGGCGTCGCGCTTGGCCTTCAAGTCCTCGAGATACTTCTCAAGCCCGACCGGATCATTCGTCAGGCCCGCACCCGCCGACACTTTGCGCAGGTAGCTCGCGGCTTCAATCGCCGCCGCTTTCGCGTTCTGCGCGAAATTCGACCACGACTTTTGCCACCACGCATCGAACTCTTGGGCTTTCTGGATAAGCTCAGTGTCGAAAATCTTGCCGGTCGCGACGGCTTCGGCCTGCGCTTGCTTCAACCGCTGCGGCCCTTGCTCAAGCATCCGAACCCAATCCTCGGTCAGTCCGAACAGCTTCGCGATATCGACGTTATCGGTTTCCGAACCGGCGTTTTGAACAAGGCGCGCGGCGTCGGCGAGTAGGTCGTTTGTCGATTTCAGCTTTCCGGCGCGATCCGTCAGCTTCAGATTGTTCGCTTCCAACAGCTTCGTAAGCTCCCCCTCGCCGTCGCGAAACTCTTTCGCCGCCTTGTCGGTGAGCGCCGTTGCGCCGCTGGCGACGCTGCTTTCGTCCATCCTGCCGAGCTTTTGTCCGGCGAACGAAAGCGACTGAAATTGATCTGTAGACATGCCGACGCGCTTCGCCGTGTCGCCGATCTTCGCCAGCTCTTGGTTGAACTCGATTACCTTGCGAATGGCCGTATCGACCGACAGGCCGGCGAACAGTCCGGAAAGCGCGCCCTTCAGCACGTCCGCCGAAAGGCCCGCGTCTTCCATTGTCGATTGAATGCGCTTGCTCGCGTCCGATCCGCGCCGCTCCACCTTCGACCATTCATCGTCGGCCGTCTTGCTGGCCTTACGGAAATTGCGCTCGAAGTCCGCAACGCGGGCTTCTAGCGTTACCGAAAGTTGTTCATTGTCCGCGCCCATATACGCCGCTCCTACTCATCAAACGAAAATCAGGCCATGCGGGCGCGCGCCTGCGTCGTCATAGACAGAACGCCCGCTATCGCCGAATGAAGCGCGGCCGACCGCCATCGCGCAGGCGACCGCGCCATCAATACGGTCGCGGTTCTTGTCCTTGTGAAAGCTCTTGTTCCCGGCCTTGTCGGTTTCAGCCGCGATATTGTCGAAGTGCCAGCGCAGAACCGGATTGCCGCCGTGCTGCAATTTCCGACCGACAATCGCGCGCTCAAGCTCTTTGATCGCCGGGGCCATCGTGACCCAGCCCTGCCGCATTTCGACGGCCGGAAACCCATCTTCGGCAAGGTTGCTCAGCATGTTGCGCGCCAAGTGCGGATCGAATGCGATCTCCCGCACGTCGAAGTCTTTGCAAAGCGCCCTGATATGATCTTCAACCGCACGGAAATCGACCACATTCCCCGGCGTCGGCAGAATGTAGCCGTCGTCGGCCCAAGCCGGATAAGGAACGCCGTCTAGGTCCGCCCGCGACCGTAAGTTGTCGGCAGGGCAAAAGAACCACGGTCGCACGACGTAACCGCCATCATCATCGCGCCACGCTGCAACGATCGCCGTAAGGTCGCGGTTACTGGAAAGGTCCACGCCGAGCCAACACGGCCGATCGCGAAGCGCTTCAAAATCGATCGGCGTCGCGCCGCAATCATACGTCGCCATGTCCACGAACGGGTCGGACGAATAATCCAGCCATATATTAAGATGTAGCTGGCGGAATGCTTCGCGGTCGCCGGGGCGTTCCGTCGCCTCACGCGCAAGCTGGCGAAGGCCGTCGATATCCGGATAAGGCGGGTCGCACGACAAGCCGGGGTTTACTTCCCGCCAAATCGCTTCGTCGCGCCAGTCGCAATCACGGTCGGCTTCAAACAGGATCGGCAAGGTTGCGGGATCTTGGATATTGCCGCGCGCCACCTTCCGCGCATAATCGACAATCTCAAACGCGATGTTCTCTTGTCCGCGCCCCGCCGTCGTCGCGACGACCAACAGGCTTCCGCGCGTTTTCGGCAGTCCGGAGCGCAGGACGTCCCATAGGTCGCGCTTGGGCCATGCGTGCAATTCGTCGGCAAGAACGAAACTGGGGGTCCGCCCGTGCTGCGTTCCCGCGTCCGACGAAATGCTTTCGTAGAATGAGCCCTCTTTCGGATAGGTGAGGCGGTTCCGGTAATCTTGAACGCTCGCCGCGCCTCCCAGCCCCTTCGTCGCGCGGATGATCCCAAGCGCCTCCGCATAAGCCAATCGCGCCTGTTTCCGGTCCGCCGCCGCCGATATGACCTCGCCGCCCGCATTGCGCTCGGGTCCGAACGTATGCAGCAAGGCCAGCGCCGCCGCCAATGACGTTTTGCGATTGCCGCGCGGCAGTAGCAACACGACGTTGCGCACAATGCGCGTTCCGTCCGGGTGGCGCGGGCCATAGATGCGCCGAACGATGCGCTCTTGCCACGGGTCGAGCTTGAATGGGTGTCCGCGCTTCGGATTCTTCGGATGCTTCAGGGCGCGAAGGAACCTAACCGCGCGCTCGCCGAAACCGAAAGGATCGTCAATCGGCGAATTATCAAAGACCCAGGTCGGCCGCGTCGTCATCGTCATTGTCGTTTCGCATCGCCGGCCGCGATCGGCTTACCGGCGTCAGGCCAAGTTCGGCCGCAAGCTGGCGCGCGATCGTCATAGCGTCGGATTGAACCGCAACGGCGGGATGCTTCCGGCTTCCATGCGTCAACCCTTCGGCGTCGATAATTTTTTGCGCCGCGCGAACATTGCCGATCGCCACGCAATAGTTTTCAACCGAACCCATGTCGGCAGTCGTCAGAATGCGGCGCGCGACAAGATCGGGCATGATCCGTCGCCACTCCGCGCGGGCTTCTTTGGAAAGCCACGTCGGCGGCGCGGGAACGTCGGCGAGCGCGCCCGCATCGGTTTTCAGGATCGGCTTTGTTCCCTTCACGGTCCGATCCTCTCGACAAGGATATTCAGGCCACGCCGGCGTCCGATTTCATCAATGCGCTTGATCCGATACGCCGCGCCCTCATACGAGACGCGATCGTCCAGCGTCAGGCCGTCGAAAAACCACGTCCGGAATTGCAGCGTCGCAGTCGTCTCGGAACCGGAGTCGCCCAAGGCGTCATCGATCGCGTTCCGAACCCGCTCGGCGCGCATGGTCGCAAGCGCCGCCCAAGTCTCGACAATCGTCCCGTAGTCGTCGGGCGTCGCCGTCATTCGTTCGAAAACGATGGTCCTATCCATTGCGCCTGCCCTCATAGCGCGCGCTCCAAGAGGGATTCGACGGTTACGACCGCATGGCCGTTCTGTCCGGCCGGATCGCGAAGGAAGCGGCTTCCCGACGCATACAGGTCGGCGCAATGATGATCTTCGATCGCCCAAGCCGACGCGCCGCGAATGGCGTCCGAGATTGCGCCGGCAATGGCCTTCGCCTGCGCAAGCCCGTCTTCCTTCGTCCAAACGTGAAGGTCGGCGTAAACGCGAACCCTTCGCCGGCAATAGTCATCGCCGGTAAGCACGGTTTGGCCGTCGCCGATAATGATGCACGGGAATTTCTCGGGCCGCGTGCTGCGGTCAAAGACGTTCGCGGCAGGAACAAGCGCCGTGAGGCTCGGCGACGCCACAAGCTGCGCGCGGATCGCCTTTTGAAGTGCAAGGGATGGGTCGCTCATCGTCCCCAGTCCTTCCGCACGGCGTCTCGGATCGCGTTTGCCGTCCGGCGCTTGATCTTGTCTTTCAGCGCCCGGAGGCTCGGCCAGAAATAGGGCTCGGCGTTCGCCTTCGTGGTCCCATACTCGACAAGATGGGCGTAACGAACGTCGGAATTGCCGGCCGTCACCACAACGGCGTTCTCCGGAACAACGTGTGTTCCGCCCGGTTGCGAGTAAGCGGGCGTCGCCTGTCCGCTCGGCGTCATAGTCAGACTGTCACGCAA